GCGGCTGCTCAAGCGCCACCCGCTGCCCGCTCTGGTGGCCGAGCGCATGGGCGCCATGCAGCCCGCCACCCTAGCGCATCGCGGCGACGTGGTGCTGATCGAGCAAGAGGCCCGCCAGCTGCTGGGCGTGTGCTTGGGCAGCCATTGGGCCGCCCCGGGCAACGCCGGGCTGGTGTTTGGCCCCATGGATACCGCGCTGGGCGCTTGGCCTGCTGGGAGGGGTGCGTAATGGCTGCCGCCGTACCTCTGGTCGTCGGCGCCGCCACCGCGTCGTTGGTTGCGAAGACGGCCATTTGCGCCACCGTGCTTTTTGGCGCCGTCACCGTGGCCACCGTGGTGGGCGCTGTTGCGTCGTCTGTCGTCGGCTCTGCTGTGGCCCGCCGCCAAGAAAAAAAGATGAGCGCAGCGGCGCAGGCCGGCGCAGCCAATGCCGCCGCAGCCAGACTGCGCGACGTGCGGAGCGTGGTGCGCAGCGCCATCGAGCCCCAGCGCATCGTGTATGGCCGTGCGCTGGTGGGCGGCACGCTGCCGTTTTGGTTTGTGAGTGGCGATTTAGGCCAGTTCCACCATTGGGCGCAGACGCTGGCCGGGCACCAGATTGATGGCGTTGACGCCTACTATGTGGGTGACGATCCCGTTACCGTCGATGGCAATGGCTGGGTGACCACGCCGCAGTATTGCCGTGGCGGCACGGTGCCGCTCATCCGCCTGCGCCTCTACACCGGCACACAGACCACCCTCGACGCCGACCTGGTGGCCGCCAGCGCCGGCGCACTCACCGCCGCCGACGCTGGGCGCGGCATGGCCTACCTCTACGTGCGCTGGGAGGCCGATTTCGATGTTTTCGGCCAGACCGGCGCCCCCACCATCCGCGCTGTGGTGCGTGGCAAACCGCTGTTCGACCCGCGCACCGGCCAGACCGTGTTTTCCGACAACGCCGCGCTGGCCGTGCGCGACTACCTCACCAGCCATCAGGGCCTGCGCTGCACCGCCGCCGAGGTCAACAATGCCGACGTGATCGCCGCCGCCAACGTCTGCGACGAAATCATCCCCCTTGCGGGCGGCGCCACCCAGCGGCGCTACACCGTCAATGGCGCTCTGAGCTGCGGCGACAACCTCAAAGACAACCTCGAAGCCCCTGACGGACGCCATGGCCGGCATGGCCGCTTGGACGCAAGGCCAATGGAGCGTGCAGGCCGGGGCGTGGCAAGTGCCCGTAGGCCCCGGCATCGGGGTTGACGACATCATCAGCGTCGAGGAGGTCATCGCCTACACCCCGCGCCGCGAACTGTTCAACGCCGTCACCGGCACTTACATCGAGCCCGGCGAGGTGTTCGCCGCCAAGCAGTTCCCCGCCGTCACCAATGCGGGCTATGTGGCGCAAGACGCTGGCCACGTGGTCGAGCGCGACCTCACGCTACCCCTGTGCAACGACGGCATTCGCGCCCAGCGCATGGCCAAGATCGAGCTCGAGCGCGCCCGCCAAGCCGTGACCGCATCACTGCTGTGCAAATGGACGACCTACGACCTGCGCCCCGGTAGCCACGTGGCCGTGACCATTCCGCGCTACGGCTGGGCCGGTAAGACCTTTTTCGTGGCCGACCGCACCCTGAGCGCCGACGGCATCCGCTACGTGCTGCGCGAAACCGCGCCACAGGTGTGGGCGTGGAACATGGGCGAGGCCACCGCCATCGACCCCGCTCCCAACACCAGCCTGCCAAACCCCTTCGTGGTGCCCGCCGTCACCAGCCTAGCCGCGCACAGCGGCACCGGCGCCCTGCAGATTGCGGGCGACGGCACCGTGATCAGCCGCATCCGCCTAAGCTGGGCCGCCCTTGCCAGCCCACACATACAAACCGCCGGGCGCATCGAAATCGAATACCGCCCCGTGGGCGCGACCGACTGGGTTTCCGCCCGGGCAGACGGCAGCGAAGCCGCCACCTACCTAGGCCCGGTCGAAGACGGCATTGTGTACGAGGTGCGCGCACGGGCTGTCAACAGCATCGGCCAGCGCGGCACTTGGGCCAGCATCACGCATACCGTGGTGGGCAAAACCGAGCCGCCGCCCAATGTGACCGGCCTCACGATCAGCGGCGACACCCTCAACTGGGCGCCCATCGAGGGCGTGGCCGATCTGGCCGGCTACGTGGTGCGCTTCCACTACGGCAACAACCCATGGTGGCCCACCGCCACGCCGCTGCATGATGGCGTGATCACACAGTCCCCATGGACGATGATCATCCGGCCCGCAGGCCCAGTCACACTCATGGTCAAGGCGCTCGACACCTCGGGCAACACCAGCCTGCAGCCCGCCGCGATCATCACCGATCTGGGTGATCCGCTGGTGGATAACGTGTTGCTGTCGTGGCCGCAGGCGCCCACTTGGCCCGGCACCATCACCGGCGCCAGCGTGGCCGCCGGTGTGCTTTGGGCCAACGAAAATGACAGCTTCTATGGCCCGAGCTTGGCCGCGTTTTACGGCGCCAGCGAGGCCCCGCGCTATGTTGCGTCAACATTTTCAGACGCGGAATATGCCTTCGATTTGGTCAACGCAGCCAGCGGGCATCTCACCCTATTGCACAGCATCGATGGACTGAGCCGCACCATCGAATTCCAGCGCGACAACCAAGACGCGCGCTATGGTAGCCCCAGCGACCTGTTTTATGCCGGCGCAGGCCCCGACCCCTTCTACGGCCCGCCGTCGGCGTGGGCTACGTGGCCCGGTGGGCTGATGCTGACGCTGCCCGAGCGCATCGCCTTCCGCGTGCGCGTGGCTGGCGGTTCGCAGCGCGGCAGCATCAGCCTGCTCACGGCCGTGCTCGACGTGCCCGACGTGATCGAAACCATCGCCGACGCCGTGGTGCCCGCTGGCGGCTCCCGGCTGCCGATCACGCAGAGCTACCGCCAGATCGTCAACGTGCAGATCACCCTGCAAGACGACAACAACGGCGGGCGCACCGCCCTCATCATCGACAAAAACCCCGTTTTGGGGCCATCCGTCATCGTGCTCAACGCCGCCGGCGCCTCGGTGCCCGGGCGCGTCGATGCCACCGTCCAAGGTTTTTGAAACAGGAGCCCACCCATGACCGCCCCACCCGCCAGAAACACCCTATCCGGCACCCCGACCAACGCGCAATTCAACGCCGGCATCGGCGCCCTCTACGACTACACCGTGGGCCTGCTAGGCGCCGCCGGCACCCCCGCCGCCGCCCGCGCCAAGTGACGCCTCACCGGAGCATCGCCATGAAGAAGATCCTCATCGCCGCCGCCATCCCGACGCTCGCCCTGCTGTGGGCGATGGCCCGTCCCGAGAAGCCCGCCGTCGTCGCCTGCGTCGATCTGGAGCGGGTCTACGCGGGACTCGACCAGCACAAGTCCGGCGAGAGCCGCCTGGACGAGCTGCTGAAGGGCGAGGCCGTGAAGCGCGACAAGCTCGTCGCCGAGACGCAGGCCATCCAGGCGGAACTGGAGAACTTCAACAACGACTCGCCGGTCTACAACGAGACCGCACGCAAGCTGCGCGATTCGGCCGACCGCCTCCGCGTGTTCGAGGACTTCCTGAAGCGCAAGCTCGAGTTCGAGCGCGCCAACCTGGTGCGATCGACCTACGCGGCGGTGAAGGCGGCCCTCGGCGACTACTGCAAGAACAACGCGATCGACATCGTGTTCATGGACGACGCCACGCCTCCCTTCGACAAGGCGGATCCGCGTCCGATCACGCAGCAGATCTCCGGTCGCCGCATGCTCTGGTTCAACCCGGCGCTCGACATCACCGACGACCTCATCAAGTCGATGAACACCTCGTTCGCCGCGGGGAAGTCGAAGTGACCCGACCGCCGGCGACGGCGGCGGAACTGGCGGCGCTCGTCGGCGGGCGGCTCGAGGGCCTGGCGAGCGCGCCCATCCATGGCATGAACTCGATCGACGAGTCGAAGCCGGGTGACGCCACCTTCATCACGAACGACCGCTACGCGCAACGCTGGGCCGGCTGTCAGGCGACCGTGGCCGTGGTCGAGGACGGCGTGCCGTTGGAGGTCGGTGATCCCTCGCGCCGCGCGCTGATTCGCGTGCCGAGCGCGGAACTCGCGCTGGCCAAGGCGCTCGAGGCCTTCGCGCCGGCGCCGCAGCTTCCGCCCCCGGGCGCGCATCCCATGGCGGTGATCGATCCCTCCGCGGAAGTCTCGCCGTCCGCACGCATCGGTCCCTGCGCGGTGGTCGGTGCACGGGCCCGGATCGGCGCGAACTGCGTGCTGCACCCGGGCGCGGTGATCGGACACGCGTGCGAACTGGGTGACGGCTGCGTGATCCATCCGAACGCGGTGATCCGCGAGCGCTGCCGTCTCGGACGCGGCGTGGTGGTCAACGCGTGCGCGGTGATCGGCAGCGACGGATTCGGCTATCGCCCCGCCGCCGACGGACGCAGTCTGGTGCGGATCCCCCATCTGGGCACGGTGTTGCTCGAGGACGGCGTGGAGATCGGCGCGGGCACCTGCATCGACCG